CGAAACAACTCGTGGCAGGCATGACACGTTAAACACCTTGCTAACCCGGGAATCCGGGTTATGTGGAATGTACGCTAGTGGAAAACTGACAGAGTCGCACTCTGGTCTCCGGTTCGATTCCGGGCGCTCCGCTTTAATCCGCTTAGAGTTAAGCTGTTTGTATACAGGTGGTCTATGTCTCAGGTGGATTTACGCTATAGCGAAAGAAGTGAAATTCACCCCAGTTTCTTTTTTAGAGGGTTGGCCGTTATAGGCGGCATGGAATGTAGCTCAGTGGTAGATCGCACTGTAAATGTGAGGTCGCAGGTTCGATTCCTGCCTTTCCGATTACCTTGCCAGTGGTCTAACTGGCTTAATCCATTTACCTGCGGCGGCAGGTCAATAAACACGACCAGGAGGATGTTATGCAGAAACTTATTGACACTTTAAAATCATTTGGAATTGAAATCCCGGAGGATAAACAGGCAGATGTAAAGAAAGCACTCTCTGAGAATTACAAGAATGCAAAGGAAGTTGCAAAAACTCTGTCAAAAGTCGAGGGAGAACGTGATGACTGGAAAGTACGTGCTGAGACAGCAGAAGAAACCTTAAAAAGTTTTGACGGTATCGACCCGGCAAATATTAAAAGCGAGTTAGAGACTTGGAAACAGAAAGCGGCAGATGCAGAGAAAGAATTCAATGCAAAAATCTACGACCGTGATTTCTCGGATGCTCTGAAAGTGGCACTCGATGACGTTAAGTTTTCCAGCGAAGCGGCAAAGAAATCAGTCATGGCAGACATCAAAGAAGCAGGATTAAAGCTGAAAGACGGCAAAATTCTCGGATTAAATGATCTGATTGAGCAGATGAAACAGTCTGATGCATCCGCTTTTGTGGACGAATCTCAGCAGCAGGCTCAGCAGAACCAGGCAAGATTTACCACTCACGTTGGACAGCAGCAGACACCGGGAAGTATGACCAAAAAAGATATCGAAGCGATCAAAGACCCGTCCGAGAGACAGGCTGCAATTGCTCAGAATATCCAGTTATTCCAGTGATTTTTACACCGACTATACACCAGAGTATAGCCGCTAACCCAATACCTTAACAATTATGGGTAGAAAGGATTTTTTATGCCAGCAAAAACAAATCTTATTATGACTAATGATATCCAGGTAACGGCACGTGAGATTGATTTTGTTACCAGATTCGAAAGAAACTGGGAACACTTGCGTGAGATTCTGGGTATCATGAGACCTATCAAAAAGCAGCCGGGTGCTGTACTCAAGTCCAAATACGCAGAGGGTACTTTACAGAGCGGAAAAGTGGCAGAGGGTGAGGAAATTCCTTACAGCAAATTTACTGTAAAAGAAAAGAACTATGCGGAAATGACCATTGAAAAGTACGCAAAGGCTGTATCTATCGAAGCAATCAAGGATCACGGTTATGAGAACGCCGTTCAGATGACTGATGATGAATTCCTTTTCCAGCTTCAGACTGACGTTACCAGCAGATTTTATGACTATCTGAAAACCGGTACACTTACTTCCACAGAAACAACATTCCAGATGGCTCTGGCAATGGCTAAAGGCCGTGTTGAGAACAAATTTAAGCAGATGCACAGAAACGTGACTGGCGTTGTTGGATTTGTCAACATTTTGGACGTATATGAATATCTCGGAGCAGCTGAGATCACTATTCAGAACCAGTTCGGCTTCCAGTACATGAAAGACTTTATGGGATTCAACACAATCTTTTTACTGTCTGACAGCGAAATCCCGAGAGGACAGGTTATTGCAACACCTGTCGAGAACATCGTTCTGTATTATGTTGACCCGAACGAATCTGACTTCGCAAGAGCAGGGCTTGTATACACCGTATCTGGCGAGACAAACCTGATCGGATTCCACACTCAGGGCAACTACCACACAGCAGTTTCCGAAGCGTTCGCAGTTATGGGACTGACTCTTTTTGCGGAGTACATTGATGCAATCGCAGTAATTACCATTGATGAGACACCAACGCTTGGCACTCTGACAGTAACATCTGCGACAGGAACAGCAACTGGTGATACAAAAATCACTGTAAACCCGGCTAAAGAAAACGCTAACAATGTGTACAAGTACAAAGTTGGTGCATCTGAAACAGCTGTAACTTATGGCCAGAATCTCAGAAACTGGACTACATGGGACGGAAAAGCCGACATTAAGGCAGCAACCGGGCAGAAGATTACAGTGGTTGAGTGTGACGGAACATACAAGGCACTGAATGCCGGAAGTGCAAGCGTAACAGCGAAATCATAAACGTAGGGGGTGATTGGCATGGCTTATGCAGATTATAAATTCTATACAGAATCATTCGGCAATGTCGTGCCAGAAACCGACTTTCCACGACTGGCAGAAAGAGCCAGTGATTTTGTGGACACAATGACGTTTGACAGACTGGTGGACGGACTGCCAACAAACGAACGCTCACAGAAGCGTATCAAAAAGGCGGTCTGTTCATTGGCTGAATTAATGTATCAGATTGAGCTTGCTGAAAAGAATGCAATCAATCAGGCGTCAGCAAATGTGACCGACATAAATGCCGGTGGCAAATCAACAGGCATTGTAACATCTGTATCATCCGGCAGTGAATCCATCTCTTACGCAACACCTCAGCAGATTGGAGCGAGTGCAAAAGAGTGGAGTGCAGTGTATGCCGTCGCCGGAGATGCACAAAAAACGAACGACTTGCTCTTAAAGACAGCTTTACCACTTCTGATGGGAGTAAGGACGGATAATGGAATACCAGTATTATATGCAGGAGTGTGATTATATGGACATTTCAACATTAGGCTCATGTATAGCAATCGTTATGATCTGCTACATTGTAGGAATGGGCTGCAAAGCATCAAAGAGAATCTCTGACGAATGGATTCCAGTAATCATGGCGGTTATTGGTGGAATTCTCGGAGCAGTCGGAATGGGAGTTATTCCAGACTTTCCGGCAACGGACTATATCACGGCAGTTGCGGTCGGCATGTTTAATGGATTGTCGGCTACTGGTGTGAATCAGGTTATTAAGCAGACAGTGCAGAAAGAATAATTAAGGAGAGGGTATCATGTACGAAAAAACTGTGACGATTTTTGATTATTATGAATCAGCCACGACAGGAGATGCGTACTGGTATCCTCATGTGCTATCCGGTATTGATCTCATTACGGACAAAGGAGCAATCCTTAAAAAGTACGGACCAGACGCAACTGACAACGCACAGTTACACATCCGTTATGCCGTTCAGAACGGTGATATAACCATTACTGATAAAGGCGGTAAGATTCTTCCATGGGTGCCGCCTAAAGAGTGGAAAAGGCAGATTAACAACGCTCTGGAAGATACTATCACATTCTCGGACGAATCATTCTTCTGGGAAGGTGAGTGGACTGGCGGAACGATATCCGATGGTGATTATCGGAATGGATTCTATCAGTACATGAATGAGAATAAGGATAACGTGTTTAAGATTACCAGTGTTGGCGGTCCATATACACTGATTCCACATTTTGAGATTCTGGGTAAGTAATATGAGTAAGATTCATCATTTCAAAGGATTCTCCATAGTTGACGGAGATATGAAAATCAAGCTGAATATGGATAGATTTTCCAGGCAGTACCAAGAAGCCCAGTACCTTCTTGACGAAATGGTTATGGACAGCATGATACCATTTATGCCGATGATTACAGGGGACTTTATCAATCGAACAAGAGTTGAGAGCGCATCATTGCAAGGAACTGGATTTGTATGTGCTGCAGCTGCTCCTTATGGGCGTTTTCTGTATGAGGGAAAAACAATGGTTGACGAAGCAACTGGAAGTCCATACGCAAGACGTGGAGCCAAGAAAGTCCTCGTCAGTCAGTTTTCTGGTCAGACAGCCGCAAAGGAAAATCTTGAATACGCCAAACAGGCACACCCACGGGCGCAGGCAAAGTGGTTCGATGCCGCTAAACGACAATACGGTAGCACATGGATTCGCAAAGTAAAAGCACAGGCAGGAGGCGGCAGACATGGCGGATAAACCTATCGGAAAAGATGCAACTGGATATGAGATTCTGACAGATGCCATGAAAGCACTTCTGAACCAGTATCCGGGACTGTACGAAAATGAAACAATCAAATTTGAAGAACTCGGAAAGGAATCAGGTATTGCGTTCTCAGCAGATAATGGAGCTTTAATCTATTCAGAAAAAGAAGATGTCTGTGGTGTGATGCACCAGATATGCCAGTATCCGTTTTATGTGGTATACCGAACGGCATCTGACAAGGAGAGACAGAAACTATCTGTTCAGAAATTTTTGGATAATCTCGGTAAATGGATATGCCGGGAACCAGTTATTATAAATGGCTCTGAGACACACTTAAATGCGTTTCCAGAGCTTTCGCAGGGGCGAGTGATAAAAACGTATCACCCGTGATAACTCCTATGGTTTAGAGCCACAGGAGAACGGCGTACAGGATTGGTTATTGCCATTGTCAGTACGCTACGAAAACACTTATGAAGTAATATAACAAGTAACAACCGGCTATCAATAGGAGATAGTCGCTAACCTACACAGCCTTGAAGTTATAGGCAGAAAGGATATTTCTATGGCAGTTACAGGCAAGATTGACCGTAAATATATGGCTCATTACATCGACGCAGGTTCCCTCTGCGGAGGGCTGACGTCAAAGTATGAGCGTCTTGGAAAAGATCTGGAAGAGTACAATGTAGAACTCAATCCGGACACTGAAACATCTAAAAACATTCTCGGAGAATCCACATTCAAACATAATGGCTACGAGGTTTCTTCTGACGCTGATCCGTTCTATGCAGATACCACTTCTGATCTGTTCACAGCATTACAGAAGATCGTAGATGGACGTCTCAAAGACGACAACCTCAAAACAAAAGCAGTTGAGGTTCATCTCTGGACAGAAGCCACAGCAGGGAAATATGAAGCATATCAGCAGGACTGTTACGTTGTGCCGACTTCCTACGGCGGTGACACATCTGGATATCAGATTCCATTTACCGTCAATTATACCGGCGAACGTGTAAAAGGAAAGTTTGATATCAGTTCCGGCACATTCACAGCTGACAGCGAATGATTACTAGGAGGGTATAGAAAATGGCAAAAACAATTAACACAAACATTGATGATGGATTTCTTCTTTTCACATTTACAAACAAACAGGGTGAAGTGTTTTCTTCATTCAAACTGAACCCTACTGATATTAACGTTGCAGCAAGAGCGGAAGAATTGGAAACTTTCTTTGAGCAGGCTCAGGAATCTGTTAAAAATGTTTCTTCCAACAAAGAGATGGCGGAGATTAATAAGCAGATTGAAGATAAAATCAATTATATGCTCGGATATGAAGCGTCTAAGGATTTATTCAAAGAACCAATTACCGCAACAACTGTTTTTGGAAATGGTCAGGTGTTTGCCTATATCGTTCTGGACAAAATCAATGAAGCACTTGGCCCGGAAATCGAAAAGAGAAAGAAAAAAATGCAGGAAGCGGTCAATAAGTACACGGAGAAATATACAAAATGACCGCCTATGAGTTGCCCACCTCACTCGATATCAGTGGGGTGGATTTTTCTATCAGGACAGATTTTCGAGCGATTATTGATATTCTCATAGCCATGAATGACCCAGAACTGGACGAGCAAGCGAAAGCTGTTGTTATGTTGCAGATTCTATTCGAGGATTGGCAAAGCATACCCCCAGAACATCTTACGGAAGCTTGTCAGAAAGCTTGCGAGTTTATTGACTGTGGACAAACTGACGATAGTCCGAATAAGCCTAAACCCCGTTTGATGGACTGGGAGCAGGATGGAGATATGATTGTTCCGGCGGTAAACAAGGTTGCCGGTAAAGAAATCAGAACAGTACCTTATATGCACTGGTGGACGTTCTTCGGATATTTTATGGAGTCTGGAGAGTGTCTGTTCAACACGGTTGTTGGAATCCGGTCAAAAAAGGCAAAGGGTGAAAAACTCGATAAATGGGAAAAGAAATTCTATCAGGAAAATAAGAATATTATTGACATAAAAACACGTCTCAGCGACGAGGAGCAAGCTTATAAAGATAAGCTGAATGAGATGTTGAACCTCAAATAGTTAGGAGGTGGACACATGGCTGCTGATGGCTCAGTCATTATTGATACTAGGATGGACACATCAGGTGTGCAAAACGGCGTATCAGCAATCAGGCAGTCTTTTAACGGACTTGGCAGCGTAGTAAAAAAAATAGGCATACTGATTGGCGGAGCATTCGCAATTGGGAAACTAGCCCAGTTTGGGAAAGAGTGCGTAGAACTTGGTTCCAATCTGGCAGAAGTGCAGAACGTGGTCGATGTTACATTTACAACCATGTCCGATAAGGTTAATGAATTTGCAAAGAATGCCATGACCTCAGCCGGATTATCTGAAACAATGGCAAAACAGTATGTCGGAACGTTCGGAGCAATGTCTAAGTCGTTCGGATTCTCAGAACAGCAGGCTTACGATATGTCAACAGCTCTAACACAGCTAACTGGTGATGTGGCATCATTTTACAACATTAGTCAGGACTTAGCTTATATAAAACTGAAGTCAGTTTTTACAGGAGAAACGGAAACACTTAAAGACTTGGGTTAACAATTAGCTCCCTTACACAGCAATGTGTATTGAATAACATGGTGAACGAAGAAATCTTCGGTGTGTTGCTTTATGAGCAATGCTAACGGTAAAAGCCTAAAATTATTTAAAAAACTTGTGGTTATGACACCTATATGATATAATATTTATAGGAGGTGATTTCCATGAGTGAAGAAATTTGGAAAGATATTAAAGGCTACGAAGGCCTGTATCAAGTAAGCAATCTGGGAAGAATAAAAAGCCTTGAGCGTAGATGTAAGGCAAGATGGTATACGAGAAAAGTACCAGAGAAAATTTATTCTCCTGCACTTGATACTTATGGTTATCCAATAGTCTCTTTGCATAAAGACGGTAAAAAGAAAACGATTACAATTCATAAATTGGTTGCAAATGCTTTTCTTAAAAAGCCGGACGGTTGCAATTCTATTAATCACATTGACGAAAATAAGCAGAACAATTGTGTTGAAAATCTTGAATGGTGTACTGTTCAAGAAAACAATGCTTATGGAACGAGAGTAGAACGGCTAAGAAAAACTCAGCAAAGAGCGGTTCTACAATGTGATTTAGATGGAAATGTAATTAGAGAATGGGAGGGGATGAACTTCCTTTGTAGAGAAACAGGATATGACCAAGGTTTAATATCTAAAGTATGCAATAATGTTCACAGACATCGTACTGCATATGGATTCAAATGGAAATTTAAATAATCATGGTAATACCGTGCTAAGCATCGAAGAGTCTCAATAAGAGGCTCTTTTTTGATGAAAGTGTAACGACTATTCCGTAAGGAAGTAGGTTTAGGGCGAAATTCCCTATTCTGAAGTGCCATGCATCCTATTTGGATGAAGAGATAGTCTACTCCCCTAATAAATATCGGGAAACCGAGGGTATAAAGGGTCGTTATGACACAAAGTGCACTTGACCAGTACGCACTGGCGAATGGTTATGGCAAGACCACATCCGCCATGACCGAACAGGAGAAAGTTGCCCTCCGCCTGGCTTTTGTGCAGAAACAGTTATCTGCCGCATCTGGTGACTTTATCCGAACATCTGGTTCATGGGCGAACCAAGTGCGAGTAATGCAGTTGCAGCTGCAATCTCTCAAGGCAACAGTCGGACAGGGATTAATCAATCTCTTCACTCCTGTTTTGAGAGTTATTAATATTTTACTGGGAAAACTGGCGACTTTAGCAAATGCCTTCAAGTCATTTACGGAATTAATCACCGGGAAAAAATCTTCTGGCCAGACAGGTGTAAGTGGTGCAGGCCTTGCCGGGACAGATGCGATAGCTGATACGGCAGATCAATATGGAAATGCTGCCGACAATGCTGAAAAGTTGGCAGATGCGACAAATGATACAGCAGACGCAACCAAGAAAGC